CGAAACCTTGGATTTCTGTATAGAAATAAATAGCAAGACCGTTAGCCCCAAATGAGAACACTTAGGGTATTTTGTGTAATAACACATCTCTAAGATGCCTCAGAAAGCCTGTGTTAGTAGAGGTAGTAAGTGTCCATAAAGGACGATACTTATTACTCTTTAAGACAAATTTAAGCACTTTTAAAGGTGACTTAATTATCTTTCTATTCTTGGCATTTCCTTTTACTTTTTCATTGGCTTTTTCAACCAACAATAGGTTATCTTTCAGATTTTCCATCTTCTCATAAATGAGCATCAGGTCCTCTAAAGGAAGATGTATACTATCTTTGTTAAAATTATCATATCAGGAGAGATCTCCTAATAGGTTTTCAACAACTTGGACAGTAATGAGATAATTATGGTAAATCTTCATCTTCTCCAGGTTTCACCCTAAAAGAAGTGGAGACTGAAGAGTCTTCATTTCAGGACTCAACATACCAGGAATCATCACATCAACCATATCATCTGCCAAAGACTTAATAAAAGTCACTTTATCACCCATTTTATACTTGTAATTGTATATAACTCGGAATAAAGCTATTTTATGTCATGGTAGGTCATTATAAGCTACTTGAGCAATCAATTCAGATTGTCTCAAGGGTATAGGTTGACCTCTCACTAAGGATATTATCAAAGATCTCAAATATTCTTTATTTAAAAAATTAATTGAGGTTGATAAGTCCCGTTTCTTTCGTTTATCAGGTACTATAATAGTACGTAATAAGTCCGAATAAGTCATTTGACCGGAATTGATCATCATCGATAAGAGGGATACTAATGAAAAATTAATACTTCCCAATTGATAAAGGCTTTTCCTTACCACATTTTCCGCAAATCTCATAGGTTTTCTAATAACCCTCTTTTTTAAGAGATGGTATAAAATATTAACTCTACCGATCTGGGAATTTTGTGAGATGAACATTTTCCATGATATAGGGGAAACAATCTTTCCTTTACTATAACTAACTTTAGCAAACTCAAATGAAGCGTTTTTGGCTATAACACTTTTCTTCAAGTTTATTCCTACCCCAAACTCTTTCATAAGTTGGAGATAAGATACGGAGGTAGCATAATCAAAGATAAC